TGGTCGTCAATACCACCAGAAACCGCTTCTAATGCTTTAAGCATCGTTTCTGCAGAAAGTTTTCCTTCTTTAGAAAAGCGCTTTAAATCTGCCGCTGCTTCGCCTCCTAGATATTGAGACACTGCCTTGGCAAGCGCAGGCGCACCATCAATAAAGCTGTTGATTTCCTGTGCTGATGCCTTGAAATCAGACGAAATACCCTGAGCAAATTGCCGCACCAGTTCCGCCGTGTTGGCGGCACTCTCTCCCGTAATCGCCAATCCTTTCTGAAAGGTTTCGGTGATTTTGAATGTATCATACGTGGCTTTCTGGTTATCGCTCAGAGACTGATTCAGTTTGGTATAGAGGTCAATGGTATTGACCAACCCACCGCGTGATTCTTGTGCAATGTTGAGCAATCGTTCCTGTGCGGATGCGGTTTGGGTGGAAGTCTGCGTAACCGTACCCAATCTCCCTTCCAACGCTTTCCATTGGTCAGAATAGCGCACAATTCTTCGCACTCCCTCAGTGCCCAAATACGCACTGGCAATCCCTCCCATCGCTTGGAAAGAGCGGTGGAAGGATTGCTCCACATTGCGAGCGGCACGGTCTAACGCCCCTTCAATGCGTGCTGCAGAAGCGGCGGTGGTTTTCTCTAAGCGTGAGAAATGGGACTGCGAACGGTTAACGCCTGTCCGCACCCCTTCATCCGAAGCCGATAACCTGATGATAATATCGTTTTTTTCTGCCACACACCCTCACTCTTTGCTTGCCACCCGTCCTTTCATTGCCATCAACATTTGTGACATTGTTGGAGGCTTTTCCCTGCTTCGTGGTTTCCCGCCTGCTTGCAAAATCAGCTTATCGCAATGCGCTTGATATGCGATCATGATAAAATTGACCGAAGTGTGCATGGCTGCCTCATGCGTCCACCCCAGCCAACCCGTCGCAAACTCGTAGGCTTGCCCGTAAAACTCAAGGACGGTTAAGGCTTTCCCTTGGCGGGGGCATCCTCTTCCTCTTCTGGTTCTGGCATTTTACCGCCGTTTTGCAGGAGAATCAGAAACTCAGAAGCAATCTTGGCAAGATTTTCAAATCCCAGCGTAAACAATTGTTCTTTGAGTGCGTCACACTCTAATTTAGGCGCATGCAATCCCGCCAGAATCACCTCGAAAATCGTCGATGCGCTCATAATTTGAATGCGGTACGCTGCATTACCAAGGCTTTCGCACACTTTGTCAATGGTCAATGCCGCTTGCACCGTGGCTTTTAATTCACGCTCTTCGCCGTCCAGTTGGAAGCGCAATACGCCGTCATGTAATGTATAATCCATGTGATATGTCCTTTATGTCCGTGCAACCATGACTGGCTCAGTCACAATCGCAATGGTGGTGTCATACATCAACCAACCGTCCACGTTCACGCCTTTCAAGGTAAATCCTGACACAATCCCCGCAAACCACCATATGGTTGCAGTGGAGGGGGATACGGGGCCTTTATCATTATGCACCAGCTTGAACACATGCGTGAAACCTGCATCGGCGGCGTTTTTGATGGTATTGACGACCGCATCACCCGAATCAAAGAAACACGTCATCTGCATACTGCCCGGATCACGAGTGGTGACTTCTTTTTCTACCAATCCTGTATTGATGTCCGTGCCTGTAATGATATTTTGCGTTAATCCAAAATCACCTCGTGTTTCAATGTTAGGAATCACCACAAACGGGGTGGCATCATCGTACAAGGCAATCGCCGCCGTGTCATTTGCCGCCGCCTTAATTGCGTCCACCTGTGTTTTACTGATTGCAGCCCCAATAGAGAGTTTCTCACCCTGCGCTTTAATTTTTGCCATACACATTCTCCTGTTCTGTTTGTGTAGGCGAAGTATCGCATGGCCAGTGCAGGCCGTGAATGCGTGGCGTGGTTACGTGGTTTTCTCCCACCACACATGCACGCTCAGCACACCGTTATAGGTGATGTTGTCCGCGTCTTTGTGAATCTGCATGTCCTGCACCACCACGGATGAGAGGAACACCCCCGTCACCGAGTAGGACTGGTTATGGATGCGCTCCTTGATGCGGCTCATCACATCCAACACTTGGCTGTAACCACGATAGGTACTCCACAGATACACCCTCACAATGGAATGGTTTTTCTCGGCATTGATGATGTCATCACGGATCTGTTGATAATCCCCTATCTCCACATAAGGGTAGGTGGATTTGTCGGGTACGGCCTCATACACAGGCACGGGCGCAGCCGCAAGGCGCATTTCTTCAATAAGCAATTTAAGAACGGCGTGATCCAAGCCCCGCCTCCTTCACTAGTTTGTCAAACTCCTTGCGAATCAACGGCACGATTTCGGCCTTATGCGCCTCATAGGCTGGATTGATGAACGGGCGGGGTGGTTGCGCGGGAACGCTCACCTCTTTACCGTAAAACACCCCCTCACCCGCAAGAGTACGCCGCAATTTTACCTTCACTTTATGCCCCTTCGTACCAAACTCCACCCAATATGCTTTGATGGGCTGAAACGCTTTGACCTTGGTGCTTCTTCTTATTTTATCCCATTCAATCTTATCTTTATTCAGATTGCCACCTTCCGTAGCATTTCTCACTTTGCTGTTTTTGACAGAAGGACCTATGGCCGCCGATAAACCATCGGGATTCACCCTGTATTCGATGGAATCGCGCAACGTACCTGTGTTGCTGGGTACACGCGCTTTGATGTCATTCACTAACGTCTGAGCAATACGTTCAAACGATGCTTTGATGGGTTTATTCGCCTCACGCGATATTTTAGCGAGTTTAGAACGGGTATATGCCACTCCTTCAATGTATACCTTACTTCCACTCATGGCGTACCCTCCTCGGTGTAGCGCGTAATCTCTTCCGCCTCCAGCACCAGAAAAATGGGGAAAGCCCCGCTTTCTGCAATGAAATGAATCAACATGGTTTTTCCTCTCCAGCGCAGACGGTCATTGGTTCGGATGGCGGTGCTGCGGCTGCATTTCCTAAGCGTGATGCGGTAGTTGCGAGGCGTTTCTGTCTGCGCAGCATGGTCACGCGCCTGCCCGCTCATGGGGGAAACATTCGCCCAGAACGCCCCGAGCGACTGCCACGTTATCTCATAACCGCCAATATCATCAGGGGTGCGCTGCTCACGCAACAGAGTTATTTTTTCACGCAGGTCACCAGCGCCCACCATCATCACGCACTCACACGCGAGCGCAGAGCATACCGCTCCAGCAGGTGATGCACTGCCATAGGGCATTCTTCCAATGTTTTGATGCGCTCTGGTGTACTGGATTCACGATGATTGTACCAATGCCCAATCATCAGTTTGGCGGCTTGTAAAATAGAGGTGGGGATGGTGGAAAACCCTGCTTGATATGTCACCACCAACGCTTCTGCTTTCGCGTCCAATACCGCATTTTCCTTCCAGCGTAGCATGGAAGCATCTGCATCCAACCAGTACGCTGCGCTATCCACCAGTGAGAGCACACCGTCCGCTGTGCGCGTCTGCACGGAGGTGATGCTAAGGATAGGGGAGTTTGGAAGCAATAATGCGCTTAACGTTGCTAACGCTGTCATACGCCATGCGGTGGGACGCAAGGAGCGCCATAGATACACTTCAATCGCATCCCCCGCCGCCGCAATCAGGCTGTTAATCAACGTGTCTTCGTCGGTATAATCCACACGCAGATGTGCCTTCACGTCTTCTAACGTCAGAATGGGGGTGGGCGTCTGTCCATCAATGCGAATCAGGCTGTAAAGCGTCATCTGGCAAGGCGTCTTCAATGGTTTTGCGTTCAAAACATTCCAGTTTGGTCACACAGCTGGCATTTATCACGCGAATGCCTTGCGCTTCAATCACAGGCGCAGAACGTGTGAAAGCACGGATAAAGTCCGCATAAGGAGAATGCTGACGCAGTTGTGGGGGATGATTCCCAAAGAAATGCGTGCGGTTGTGGTCGGTGATACACATATCAAAACCAAGCAGGATAATCTCCGTATAACCACGCAAAATTGCCAGATTCAACGTCTGAAATCCGCTATTATACCCGCTATGCAGCAGTTCAGGATTGAGAGAAATGATGTCATCATGCACCACAGGGATATGATGCAGGTCGTGCGCTCGCGCGGCGTCACGGTTGGCCGTCCACTTCTCTGCCTTGTGCTGATGCACGTCAGGATGATAATCCCAAAACTCTTCATCCGCCGCATAAATCAGTGTGGCCGTGGGGGCAAGCTGGTAGGCTTCCTTCACGCACCACACTTCCGCGCGGGCAGCAGCATACTCCACATCCTCGCGGGTCAGGCTTGCGCCCGTGGCCACAATCACCAAAGGCTTATTTGGTTTTGGCTGGTTTTTCAGTTGGTTTAGCTGGTTTTTTTGATGCTTTTTGCTCATCGTCTGTACCTTTTTCTGTTGGTTGTGGCGTTTCACTTCCTTCCCCTTTTTCCTCGCCCTCGGCGGGGGGAAGAGCAACGGCTTCCGATCCTTGGGGTACGCTATCCGAAGTATCTTCACCGCCTTCTGAAATTGATTTTCCTTCTTTGGAGGTCAAAGATAAATCGGCTGCATGTGTGTCAACATCTTTGAGAGGAGCAGAAACGTCGATGCCGTTTTCTTCTGACAAGTCCGTGCCTTCACATTCCACCAAGCATCCAGCCGCTACCAGACGGTTCAGCGCCTCCCCATCAACTAGAATATGCTCGGGAATCTCGGTGTCCACTTCAATCAAGGAACCATCAACAGTGTCACGAAACGCTGAAATAACACGATAATTAGGCATGTTTAATCTCCACCAAAGAAGCAACATGAGACTGATTGGAATACTTAGGCACTCCAAATATGTTGATGGAGGCCACACCACCCGTTGCGCCTGATGTGACGGCACGCGCACGCACCCAACCATCCCCGTTCACTTGGGAAGCATCCAATTCCAGCCACACCTGCTTGTTGTCATTATTGGCAGCATCGGCAGCCAACTGCGTGGCGCTCACCCGCGAGGTTACCGTCCCACCAAAGCCCGATGCGGTGGCGGTCTCCAGACGAAAATCTATCGCCTCCGCTGCCATATCTCCCATCGAGAGCAAAGCAAATACCTTGTGAAATCGGGACAAATCCACTGCAGCGGTTACACGCGGTGTGTTGTTAAGGGTAGCGGGGGATGATGCCGCCGCCAATTTTAATCCTTCATAAATGCGTTCATGTGAAGTCATGAATGGTACTCCTAAAAAGTTAAGTGATGAAGAGGG